CGCTTAAAGACGGCTGCCGCCTGCCCGCCGGAGGCCCCTGCTTCAAGCACTTTCTGCGAAAGGGAGGTAGTCATCTGCGAGAGGCTTCCGAACTCGAAGCCTACCAGCTTCGAAACGTACTCCATCTCCTGCAGAGCCTGGGCTGTTAGCCCCGTCTGCGCAGAAAGCTGGGTAATCTGTGTGCCGTACTCGGCAGCGTTTTTGACCCCGATCGTAATCGCCCCAGCTAAGCCAGCAAGGGCGAGCCCCGCTTTTTGCCCCAGCTTAGAGACGTTGTTTAAGCCCTTCTGGATGCTCTCCATCCGCTTGTTGAACGCCTCAACTGCCTTCTGCGCCTGAGCGATATTCCGTGTAAATGTCGTTGTCTGCGCCACTAGGTTAGCGGTTAAAGTGCCGACATTGGCAGCCATCTAAAACCCCCCTCTCCCGCCGAATACCCTGCCGGAACCTTTGGCGCGGGCTTTAGCCTTCGCGATCGCTTCCTGCTTTGCCCTCTCCCTCTCCTTGAAAAGAAAATAGCCGGCCCATCCTGTGAATTCAGATGCCGGCATAGCTTCTATTTCCCCGATTGTCTTTCCTAAGACCTCTCCAAGCTGGTATTTGAAGAGCATCTCGGGATTCTCCGTCAGTTTCCCGCAACTTCCTCCGGATTTTCGCCCAGCATAGCCATTGCAGGCTTAGCCAAGAGATCAAAGACGCTCGTCGGCAGAGACAGGAGCACATCATGGTGCGCCGGCTCAAAGAGAGCTTCCCCTGTCTGTGCATCGTAGGCGCAGAAGATCACAGCCCACACCTGCAGCTCTGCGTGGTCAATCTCAGCATCGCCGGACTTCTTGATCTTCGTCGCAGCCTTGAAGATTTCGCCCCGCTGCCTCGCGTTTGGCTCTTTGATTAAGACCTTTAAGGCTTTACCGTCCTGGTTTATCTCCACCACTTCCTGTTTGAAGCGGTTAAGGCCCGTCAGAAAGAAGTCTCTCGCCTGCGAGCCCTTCTGTTCGACCTTTTTCTCATCAGACATAAGTCTCCCCCTCTACATGCTCGGTTTTGCCTTTAAGGTGTTACTTCCTGCTCGATCAAGAGCTCGCCGTCGCTCTGCCAGCCGACACTAGTTTCGACAGCACCCTCGACCGCAGCCGAGAGCTCCTGGGATTCAAGCACCGCATAGACAGCAAAGAACTCTGGATCGTCTTTGCTCGTCCAGAACTCCAAAACCAGCGGCTTCTGCTGCAGGAGCCTTTCCGTGAAGAGGTTATTGATGTTGTAGAAGCCTGAAATAGTGCCAGTTAGACCGCCGATGCCGGAGAGCCTATCCCGCCAGCCGTCCGATTCAAAGACCGTGACGTCAACCATCTCACGCCCGATGGAGATAGTAAACTCACGGCACTCTGCGGCCACTACGACAGAGACGAACGCGCCTGAGACGGTGATTTCGTCCTCTTCTTCCTGCGGCTCGTAGAAGTGAATCCTGCCGCCTGCATACTGCACGCGGTACTCATTCGCTGGGACAGGTGTTCCGTTTCGTTCCACCACAACAGGCGTATCCCTATCCCAGTACCGCATTGTGCGGTCGTCTATCGTGTAGATGGTGAAAGTGGCATCAGGGGTAGTGGCCTCATCGGTGAACGGCGTGCTGGTCGTAGACATGATCATCACCCGCGCGTGCTTGCCGGGTTTTGCCATGCGCTATCCCCCCTTTCATGGGCCCGAAGATCATCAGCTCGACACCGCGATTGGGCCGCTGGATTGGAGGGTAATTGAGACCGTTACGGCTCCCTCGACCGCCGCATTGATTTCAAACGTCTCGACATAGGCATCGCAGATGAAGCCAGAAGTGGCCACGTTGACATCTGCGAGCACTTTAACGTCCTCGACAAGAGCCTGCGTTAAGATGGCCGTCCGAAGAGCCACCTGGCCGTCTGTATCCCCATCGGCATAGAAGCCGGAGATGGAGATCGTCGCATCACGGAGGTTTAAAAGCCTCTCGCGCCAGCCCCCGCTGTCAAAGGAGCTAATATCTACAATCTCGCCGTTGATGGTGAAAGTCGCATCATTGATTTCCGCCACGAGGTTGTTGTCTATGAACACCCCGGCGTGCTTGCCCGGATATGCCATTCTTTCTCTCCCCTTTCTTAAGCTCTTGATACTCCCTCAAAGCCTTTATAGACTGCCTAGTCTCCCTCTGAAGCTTTTTGAGCACCGAAATAACGTCCTCAATCTGCTTAACGTCCTGCACAGGCATCACTCCTGGTAAAACAGATCGAAGTTTAGCGACCATCCGTGATGGGCGTTGTTGTCCTGCCCAAGATAGATCGGTTCAGACTGCCTGCAGGACACATCTTTTATCCCCGGAGGCCGTGAGCTCTGCACGGCATCGTAGACCTTCCTTGCGAGCTCATACCCTGAGTTGTAATCAGGGGAGCGTATCCTAATCATGATCGTCGGATGCCTCACTTCATCCTGCTGGGCAAAGAAGCGGTCAGGAGGAAGCCCATCTGTACCCATCACAAACACCGCTTCAGCCGGAACGGTGCTGCTCACAGGGCGCACAAGCCCCACCCAAAGGTTCTTCCCCAGCTCCGCTATGCCCAGCGAATGAACCAGCTCGGCTATCCGCACCGCAGGATTGAACTGCATCAGGACACCTCCATCATTTAAGACCTCCGCCTCACTTCCGCAGCGAGCCTTTCAGCAAAGCCCCTCGCCGCATCGTTTAAGGGCTTCTCAAGGTACTTCGCCTGCCCGACCGTGTGGTGCACATTGAGGTTCTCATGCACGTAGACAGCATAAGGGGCAGCCGGCCCACCGAAGCCTAAAGTAACCTCAATCGAACCCCGCCTTATTACAGGCTTTTGAACGTGGCCCGTACTTCTCAAAGTCCCAGTATCAACAGGGCAGAGCCTCTTCGCCTCTGCCATGATGCGCTCGCCTTCAGCATAAAGGGCAGCTGCCAAACTCTTTTCAGCACGCTGCCCCTGCGCTTTCAAAGCCTTTTTAAGCTCCCTGAAGCCGCTAACCTTAAGCCCAAGCTTCATGCGAAGTCCACCCGCACATGGTGCATCCCCTTTTCATCAGGGAAATGCGCGATATTTAGGATAAACGGCCTTCTCCCATCAGGGAGGGTGATCCTATCGTCCGTTGTGATGTCAGGTGCCCCGAAGAACCACGCGGTTGTTGTAGCCACGCGCTCCTGGCCGTTGGCATCAACTACGAGCCTCTGCTTATCTACTACACGCCCGCGGTAGGCAACAGGCGGCCCGAAGATCGGATCGCCGCCGATGGGGTTCCTGCCGATCATCTTCTCCACGATGATCGTCTGGTGCATGAGCTCAAGGAAATCCCTCTCAATGGTTGCCATCAGTACCAGCACCCCCTGCGCCAAGTATCTTCCTGCACCGAGGGCGCGCGCTTGTTCCGCATCATACCGCGCTTAAAGGCAGGCCGCACGCGGTCTGTATCCTCTTCCTGGGTTTTCTTATCGCTCTTTGAGATACCGCCAGCATAAGGCACAGCCCTCTTCCCTGCCTCTGTCTGAAGCCTCTTTGCGAGCTCCCAGTAGTGCTGTGCTTGCTGCGAGAATGAAAGCCTTAAATCACCGACAGCTTTATCGGCCCGGCGAGAGTATTTACCCGCAAGGCCCCTTGCCGCGTCGGCAGCTGCCAGATAAACATTCCCGGCGAATTTCTGCACCAGGAAAAGTATCTCTTCATCCTGCAGCTGCGGATCATCCGGATCGGTATCGCCAAGGTAAAAGCGCACCGCGTCCTTCGGATTGGCCGCCGGATCGCCTGAATACGACCAGACCATAACATCACCACCTCTATGAGAAAATCCTCGGATTCAGCTTTACCCGGCCCTCGGTAACAAGCGAGATAGTTCCATCCTGCTCTGTAACCTCTACCTGATGGTGATAAAAACCGCCCGGCAGGACCTCGGTATCCTGCGGCTCTAAATCGATCTTGATCAGCCCCTGGGCTGGATTGGGTATAGTAATACCGCTTCCGCTGCTCTTTTCCAGGAAAGGCGGCACTGGATCTAGGGCCTGATACTGCATGCGCCAGCGCACGCTGGCACCGGTTAGATCATAATGGCCGCCCCATTGGCTTTGAACGTGAACATAGACCTCTTTGCTTTCGCCCTGGTATAACTCAAAATTTTGCCCAGTCCTCGCCATGCTCTTGGCCTCACCTTCTAAGTGAATCTCCCGATCTACTTGGCCGAAAAGGGTAACGCCGATTAAAGCACCGCCCGTAAGCTCTGCATGCAGCATGCTTACAGCTACAATAGCGCCGCCTAAACCCCTATGCACTTCAATGCTGGCCGTAAGAACACTCTGGCCAAAAATGGCACCAGTTATCTGCGACAGCCGGGTTAAATCAGCCTGCAAAACAGATGCGGCATCTACCTGGCCGGAAAGCAGGGTCGGCGCAGCTAAATCTGCCTGCAGAGCAGAGCTGCCTTCAATGGTGCCCTGAAGGGACATCACCAAAATAAGCCCAGCTGATAACGCACTTTGCCCGGTTATTTCCCCAGCTGGCGAAAGTGCCACCGAAAGGTGCGCTTGCAAATTGGACTGCCCGGCAATAAATCCAAAAAGCCGAACCAGCTTCTCCAAATATGCCTGCAGAATCGATTCAGCTTCAATCTGGCCGGCGATTTTAGCCGAAAGCCTTAACGCCCCGGCGAGCGCACTAGTGGCTGCAATTGTCCCGATAAATGGCTGCTCCAATGTGCCGCTAACATCGGAGGCAGCCTCTACATTACCGGCGAGTGCCATCGCGAGATGAACGACTGCGGCAAGATCCGATTTCCCTGCGATGGTGCCGGATATAGAAATATCCCGGCTTATATAAGCATCTGGCACCGATTGACCGTGGCTGGATCCCGATAGCGTCATAAGCTGGGATAAATGTGCTATAAGGATTGGTTGGCCGCTTATGCTTCCTGTTATATGTGTTGCCAGACCAAGGCTTGCTGTGAGATCGCTGTTACCGGGTACTGTTCCGGTTATTGCCATGGCCAAAGTAAGTTTGGCGGAAAGAGCCGCTTCAGCTGATACGCTTCCGGAAATGGCAATCCTGCGGCTTATCTTCGCATTAAGTTCAGCTGTGGCTTCGCTTGATGCGCTTAAGGCCATTTCCATGGTAATATGGCCGGAAAGCACCGCTTCCCCGGCCGAAGTGCCGCTTAAGGCTGTGGCCATGGTAAGTTCTGTGGTCAATTCGCTTTCAGCCTCAATAGTCCCGGATAAAACATGGCTCATTTTAAATGCGCCAGCTAAATCCGATTCACCGGTAATAGTGCCTGATAAAGCTATGGCCTCTACTACTTCCTTAACCGTACTTATTGCGTCTATTCGACCAGAAAGCCTAGTTACGAGGTATTTTTCATACAGATATCTTTCTACATCTTCGATCTCCGATGGCGTCAAAAGGCGATTATAGAAAATAAACTCGGCAATATGACCATCAAGCTGTTCCGTATTATTGCTTCTTGATCCAACATTAAGAGATGCTATTCCGTTTGTTCCTGGGTTTCCTATAACCTTTACTTCCCCATTTTCACGAATGGCGGAATTAGTACCGTTAAAAATAGCTGTCGTAATAATAAACCCAAATGGAGCAACCTTAGGATATAGCAAAAACTGCCCTGCGTTGATATGCAATTCATTATTACGAAGCGTTAATTGGCTCGATGCTCCGATACCTGTACTGTGGAAAACAGTACCAGTATCAGCATTAGATCTCCATGCGACTATGACAGTATTTGGTTGTGCTTGTGTTGAAAAAGATGAGACTATTCGAGATAAACCAACTTCATACTCTACTGCTGGCAGACCACTCGGTGTAGCGTTAGCCCTAAATACTGGTGCGCCTAATGGGCCACTTTTTACCAAATTTAATCCATTTGGGCCTTTATCTGGCCATACCTCTACCTGATCCCCATCATCTAAATCTAAATAATCTGCGGCATACCATGCAAAAGGGATTGGCAGCATTAGAGATGCTACTTTAGAATTGGCACTTATCGTCCCTGATAGCATACCGCAGAACCTCCTTTAATGAGTAGGAAAGCCCCGTTTAAGGGGCTTTCCGATCTAGTCTAAAGTAATAGTGATGGCATTGGCGGCAAAGCTCGCCGTGTCGTTTTCCTCAATAGTACGCGGCACATCGAGCGCACCGAAAGCGATGATGTCCTCTGGATCAGTCGAGGTCGGATCGGTTGAGAAGAAGAAGTGCGTAACGGTGCCCCAGCTGCCCGTTGCCGTTGGGAAGGACAGCTCATTCGCGTTCTGTTTGACAGACGGCCCGCCCGCGGTTGCGTTCGGCCACTCAGTGGCATCGTTCGTAACCTCAACCCTGGCGTAAGCGTCCAAAGGATCAGGCTCTGTGATGCCCGTGCCGTCGTTGTTGATGGCCGTTGTCGAAAGCCCGATATAAAGGTTCGCTGCAGCAGAGTATGCGCTGCCGCCCCATACAAGGTCAAGCAGAGCCTTTTCAAGTGCCTCCGTGAAGCTCATTTATTTCCCCCCTTTCCTTTCTCTTCAGCCTTTTTAACCGTCAGATCGCCCTTAACCTTGATTTTCGAGTGCACCTTTGGGCTGCGGCCACTCTTTCCCTTATCAGTCGATACCTGCATCGCCGATTACCTCCGCTTCGCCCTCGACCGTGCCTTCAAACTGCATGGAAAGCCCCACAGCAGCAGAAATCCCCGCTTGGTTCTCCACAGAGCTTCCAAAGGCCATATCAAGAGCCAGACTTGCGCTCACAGTAGATTCTCCGTCAACGAAGCTGACGACGAAAGGCGGCTCATACTTCTTAAACCTGGAGCCGTGGGTATAGCCCTCGCGCTCAGTTAAATCAGCCGTCCTAATCTTCCCAGCAGCACGAAGGGCAGCCACGTTCTTTCCTACCACATGGAAAGGAATCGGCTGCCCCAACTGATACGTCTTTCCGCCGAACCTAAGTGTCGGCTTATTGCAGAGTAGAACCATCAGATCAACCCCTTCTAAGGCTCACCTACCTTATCATCATCCTCTTCTTCCTGAGCAGGCTCCTTTTTGGCTTCCGGCTCAACCTCACCTAGAAAAAATCCAAAAGCCTCCATCGCCTTGAAGGCTTTTTCTTTTCCCTTGACCCGCCGTCCAGTAGGTAGCTCATAGACACCGCCTCCAACGTGTTTTGGCTGCATCTTTTCGAGATACTGAGAAAGTTTTTCGTGCTGGTCAGGATTAAGCTCATCGAGGCCCTTTAAGATGACATGCCCTGTGTTTAGAAGCACCCTCTTCTGCCGTTCGGTGAAAAGAGCCACCTCCGGCACAGGGTCCCCAGGGAACCTGAGATCATCACCTATCTTGAGCCTTCTGCCTGCTACAAAAACCTTCTCCATGAGTATCCCCTCCAAGTTAGGGCTAAGCCCTGTTATCAGGCAACAGCATTTGCGAAGAACACGCCGAGGTCAGGCGCAACAAGCTTCGCGTCGAAAGCGATCTCACCCTCTATCCGGTCGGCACCGATCTGCTCAATGCGGAACCGCTTAATCCGGTTCCCAGCAGGCCCTGCGCCGAGGTAGCCGGTCCAGGAGAAGATATACCCGCCAGACGGCTGCAGGATAGAAGGTGTTGGGTTAGCGTAGACAAGGAGAGCGTGGTTGCCGAAGATGAAGTCGAAATCAGCATCCCCGGGCACGCCTTCAGGTGCTGGGTTGATTACGCCCCAAGGCACGAGCACCCGCTCGACATCAAAAAGCCCAGCGAGAATCTCGGTGGTAACTACCCCTCGCTGGGTGTATTTGATGCGGTCGAGCACATCTGGATGGTTCCTGATAGCGTTGTAGACCGTAGGCGAGAGCACAAGCACGTTCGGCCTGAAGCCGGTCTTTTGAGCGATCAGGACAGCTGCACCCGTAATGTCCTCAATGGGTGTCGAGCTTGCTTGGTCCCACTGCAGGAACTGCCCTGCGCCAGGGGCGGCAGGCACGCCCTGCAGGTCGGTATCCCAAACGGTTGTTCTGAAGTAGTTCTGGGCCCATACCTGCTCCCTCTTTAAGAGCAGCTGCTGGGTTACCCAAAGGGTTGCGTCCCGGTCCATGTCGATGGGCTCGTCGGAATTGGCTCTCGTGAAATCGTCTACGTCCTTGTGGACTGCAAAGACCGTTGCATAATACGTAGGCGTGTTGTCAATGCGCCAGCCGGAGCCCGCCGATTCGGTTGCCGGAGCACGCTCTTTCGCTTCAGAACGGAACCAATCTTCCTTCAGGTACTTAAAGTACCTGTCCGACTGCTTCTGCACAGGCACCGTTGGGAAGACCTTATCTGCGATAAACGCGGTTGCTTCCTGGATATACGCGATAGAGATGTTAGTTAACGGTCGATTAACATGGACATCCCCTGGAGTTGGGATTGGCATCCTTTTAACCCCCCTTTAGCTTAAAGACTCGTTAGGCCAGCTCCGGCCCGTGATAGAGCGCAATGGAGATGATCTCGTCCTCGTTCGCAGCAGCAGTTAAGGCAACCCCCAGCACTCGATCGCCGGAACCAGCGACCTTCGCCTTGCCGTCAGCGTCCGATGCGACCTCTTCGCCCGGATCGATTGCCTCGGCAGCTACGACCTTAGACACGCCGTAGATGCGGATAGAGGCTGCCTCACCGCCTGCACCGGTTGCTTCACCCGGCTTATTCTGGAGGACCCCGAGAGCCGCTTCACCGTCTCCAGCGAGCTCCACTTCGCCGTCAGAGTTGACCTTAACGAAGAAATACTGGAAGTCCTGGAGATCGTCAGCCGCCACGAGGCTTATATCTAGTACAGGAATCTCCCATGCCATCATCATCACCCTGCCTTTCTTTTTAGGGTTTTACTTCTTCCTCTGCTGCTCGGCCAGGTATTCAGCGTAAAGCTGTGGATTGGCCTCAAGCACGATGGAGATCGCCTTTTCTTTGGTGAGGTTGGCATCCTTCTGAATGAGCCCTTGCGCGAGCTTCTCGATCTTCGTCCATGCACCGCCGGAGGTGCCGTTATAGGAGGAGCCGAGCTCTTTTAGAATCTCGCTCTGCCCGAGTGCTTCGTTTACAGCACGCAGGAGGCGTTCAATCTTATCGTATTCTTCTTTGGCCTTCTCATGGAAAGCCTGGAGGATGCGCCCCAGCTCTTCAGCAGAGATGGGCAGATTGTCAAACTGTTTAGCCCGTTCCTCGAATTCCTTGCGGATGCGGAGCTCCTTTTCCTCACGGAGCTCTTTTGCAAGCTGATCGGCACGCTCTGCCTGTTTCCAGAGTGCCTCAACGATAGCCCGCTGCTCCTTGGGCACACCCGAAAGATCATAGCTGCCGTCAGCCTTCTTGATCGGCCTTGGGAAACCAGCCATGATCTCGATCTTCTCTTCCTCTTCGGCCCTAGGCTTCTGGTCTACGATGCGCTCCGGCAGCTTTAGCTCCGCGAGCTCTGCAATGACCTCCAAAATATCCTCCGGCAGATCAGCCTTGTAAGCCCTAAGGACCTTCACAACCTCTTTGACGATCTCTCTGCACTCTTCTGTGAGCCCTTCCTGGCCCTCGATAAGCTCCAGCTTTTCCTCAAGCTCAAGCGGAGCTTCGCTGGTGATCAGCTCAATCAGTTTCTCCTTCAGATCAGGCACTCTCTCTTCGCCCCCTTCATCAAGTTGTTTGAACAGCAAAAAGGCCCGCTTGTTAGCAGGCTTTTTCACAAGAGATACTTCTGCGACATCGAGATCGGTTAGGACATTAGGCATCTAATCCCCCCTTTCAGATAGACTGCCTTATGCCAACAGCTCCGATGGAAAAGCCCGTAACCTCGCCAGCTTTAATCTGCTCCCAAAGATCAGGATCGTGCACCTTAACGCTCATCACCCAGCTGCCCTTTTTGACCGTCTGGTCGTTGATAGTGAAATCCTGGGGCGCAATGTAGCTTTCCACGACATCAGCTTTAGCCACTTCCGAGTGGAACTTCCCGACCACGCGGGATTTGACCAGAAAGCCGTGCGCCGCCTTTTCGATCTCTTCAGCCGAGATGATATCGCCCTGAGCATCTTCGGTATCAGGCTCAAGCACGATGCCACTTACAATCTGCTTTTCCTGATCGACTTTAAGGATGCCGGTTATGAGCTGTTTGGTAACCGTCTCCCCTTTAGGTTTTGGGCTTTCCCTTTGTTTGGAGAGCCTTGCGGCTTTGGAGACGAGCTCCGTCAGCCAGTTAAAAAAGCTCTCCGCTTCCTTTGCCGCCTTCACCTTTACCCAGGTGCCGTTCGGCCCTTTCTCCCATCCTGCACGCTTAACTGCGCTCCAGGCGATTCTAGCTGCGGATTCTTCACTGTTTCCGGCTTTTTCTGCAGAGTTGAAGGCAGCCCTCCAGACTTCAGCAGCTTCCCTGGGCAGGACATTCTTCACCGGCTCCGGCAGATCGCTTATCCTGTCATAAGGCATCATATCCCCCCTTTACTCTTCGAACTCAAGAGCAACAGCGCACCTGCAGTTAGGATGCACAGGAGGCGCATAGACAGCACCAAGTGCGCTCTGGAAGCTTTCTTGAATCCTCACCCTCTGGCCGTCCATCTGCTCACAGATGGGGCACAAGCGATCATCAGGTGTCGTAATCCAGACCCGCCATGTGCGCGACGGCTGGATAAGGCCCTCGGCCACACCTTCCTGCCAGAGTATGGACTGCCCAGCGCTTGCTGCACGGATAGTCTCGGTTCTCGCGATAGTCTCTGCCCTTCTCCTGTGAAGCCTCTCGGCATAGCGCTGGGCTCTTTCAAGTGCCTTCCCCTCCGGCACGCCCTGGGCAAGTAAGCCCCGGCGGAAGTTATCCACAGCCAGGGCCTGGGTATCAGTTAAGCCCACGACATCACGGATGAGCCGTGCGGCCTTATAT